AAAATACTTTCTAAATTAGCAAAAAAAAATAACTTAATATACAAATAAGATGGCAACTACTGGACCAGTAAACGGAACGCTCATCAGCATTTACAAGGATGTTGCGGGTACACTTAAAAAAATCGCTAACGCGACTTCTAACTCAATCGACATTTCTAAGGACATGATTGATGTAACTTCTAAAGACAGCGCAGGCGCAAAGGAATTTATTGCAGGCGAGTACGGCTATACGCTAAACGTCGAGGCAATTTTTGAAGATGACTCTTCAGTTGGAGCTTCTCAGCAATCTTTTAAAGACTTGGCTACCGATTTGCTAGCAGGTACTTTATTGACTATTGTAATGAGCTCAAACGTAACAGGCGACGAAAAATATACTGGCACTGCTTTCTTTATGAGCTTAAGCCTTAGCGCACCAAACAACGACAAAGCAACTTGGACAGGAACCTTGCAAGGTAGCGGAGCGTTGACTATTGGCACAGTTGCTTAATAGTATTATATTTGTGCCATGAGCACTACAATAAAACTAGGGGGTGCTGAGCATCCCCTTTTATTTAACATGAATTCCCTGCGCAACATTATGGAAGTTGCAGGGATGGAAACTTTTGCGGATTTAAACCTACAAAAGGACTTAGCTAAGTCTATGGATTTCGCTTTAAGCTGCGCGTTTTATGGAATTTTGGAAGCCTACGAGAACGAAGGCAAGCCTAGCCCTTACCCAACAGTGCAAAAGTTGGGAGCGGCGATTAAAAAGTTTCAAGAAATTAGCCCAGCGTTGGAAGGTTTCACGGCTGCAATTACAGAATTTTTTGCACCTGCTGACGAAGCAAAGGGGGAGTAACTGCCGAGGGCGACGGCGCACCGCTAACTTGGCGCAAGATTGAGCGCATAGCTTACGGCGAAATGCTGTTAAGCGAAAGGGATTTTTTAAAGTGTACACCTCGATACTGGCGTTTAAGGTTGGAAGGGATGCGCGAAGTACAGCAGCAGCAGTACAGGAACCACTGGGAAATAACCCGCTGGGCAGTTGCTACGGGAATGGCCCCCCACTTAAAGAAACCCATAGAACCCAAACGGCTGTTAACATTTCCTTGGGAGCAATCCGATTACTTATCTATTCATGACGCTTTAAAACTATATTCGCATGTCTTTGATAAGTTAACCCCAGACGCCAAAGCATGAGCGCAAATAAAATAGTTTATAACATATTAAGCAATAACGCTGCGCTCACTGCGCTAATATCTACGCGGTTAAATCCGATTAGAATACCGCAGGAAAGCAGTTTCCCAGCCGTGAGTTATCAGTTAATTAGTGAAGTACCTAACCCTACCAAGTCGGGGCACAGTCGCACAGAGTTTGCACGCGTTCAAGTAAATGCTTACGGGATTACTTTAGCCAGTACCGAGTCGGTAGCTTCTGCAATTCGCACGGCTTTTGAGGCGGTGACTTTGCCAAATACTTTTAACGGGATTAAATGCCAAACTATAGAGTTTGATGGTGAGCTACAAACCGCCGACGATACGGCAGCCTTTGCGGGGTTATACCAAATTTCTCAGGACTATATAATTAACTTTACTAGGTAATGGCTAAAAGTTTAAATATTGTAATCGGTGCAGACATTGAGAAACTGCGCGAAGGTTTTAACAAGGCTATACAAGTAGTTCAGAGTAGCAGCGGCAAAATGAGTGCCGAGGTTGCGAAGTCGGCTAAGTCGATGGAGGAGCGTTTGGCTTCGATTGCTACGCGCAATCCTACAATGGGAAGCGTAAGGCAGTTGACTCAATTAGCAATGGAAGCGCGGGCTTTAGGTCCAGAGTTTGCCAGCGTTGCAAATGAAATAATAAAACAGGCGGGCCGCATGAAGGACGCCATAGCCGACACGCGCGGCGAGGTTTCCTATTTTGCGAGCGATACGCGAAAACTCGATGCTGTTTGAGGTGGTATTCAGGGAGTTGCTGGAGGCTTTGCTGCGGTGCAAGGGGCAATGGCTTTGGCAGGCGTAGAAAATAAAAACCTGCAAGCTACTATGGTTAAGCTGCAAGGTGCAATGGCTCTAGTCAGTGGATTGCAAGCGGTACAAAATACCTTGCAACAGGAGAGCGCAGCCGTGCAGGGGTTCCTTGCATTGCGCACGACTGTATTAACCGCCGCACAAACTGCCTACACTACGGCGTCAGCTGGAGCGATTGGCGCACAGAGGGCTTTAAATATTGTAATGGCAGCCGCGCCGTGGGCTTTGGCTATTGCCGCTATTAGTGCTATTGTAATTTCGATTGCAGGATATGAGGATAAAACTAAAAAATTAACCGCAGCCCAAAAGAATTTAAATGATATTCAAGAAAGTACAGTTAAAAACTTTCAAGAAGAGGCTAAAAGTGTGAGCGCACTTTTGGCTATAGTTAATAGTCAGGCGGCCTCTATGAAATCCCGCAAGGAGGCACTGGCAGAAATACAAAAAATCTATCCAAATTATTTAAAAAATCAAGATTTAGAGAAAGTTAGTACTACAAACTTAAGCACTGCTACAACTAACTTAACCGCAGAGATTTTAAAGAACGCCAGAGCGCGCGCAGCTTCTGCAAAGTTGCAGGAATTGCAGGGCAAACTTTTAGACATTGAAGCGGAAAAAGACAGGCGTAGGCTTGGGACGCTTGCAGAAGTAAGTAGATTGCAAAGCATAGGAGCCAGCCCTTCGCAGGTGCAGGGCTTCCAGCAATCGCAACAAGGCTTAAATAAAATTTTAGATTTAAATGAAAAAGCGTTAAGGGGCCAAGTCGACGCAGTTATTAGATTGGCCACAGCTGAAAATTTAAATTTAGTTGCTACCACAGGAACGACTGAGGCGGTAGTCAAACAAACGCAAGCCCTTAAACAGGCAACAGTTGCAGCAAAAAGTTTCGACGCTGCTAGCTTTAAAGCTTTGGAGCAATTTGCTGCACCTAGCGCGCCAACGTTAACCAAATTTCGCGGAGCTTATGCCTCGCACGACATGACTAAGGACCTCCAAAAGAATACTGGAGAGCAAATAAAAGTAATGAGCGATTACGAGCGCAAGATGGCTAACGCTACTGACTCGGTTAATAACTCTTTTGCTTCTTTGCAAACGGATGCGGCTAACTCATTTGCTCAGTTTGTTGCAGACACTGCGGCAGGCGATGCAAACGCAGGCAAAAACTTTGGCAAAAGCATGATGGGTGCAATCGCTAATTTTATGCAATCAGTTGGAGCTGCCTTAATAACTACGGCCATAGCTTCCAAAGCGTTTAAAGAATTGATATTACAGAACCCAGTAGCTGCGGCTGCGGCGGGTGTGGCTTTGGTAGCAGGTGCTGCGATACTTAGAGCGCAGTTAAGTGAAGGCCCAAATATTACAGCCTTTGCAGAGGGCGGTATAGTTAGCGGTCCAACGCTCGGCTTAATGGGTGAATATCCAAACGCTAGGAGTAACCCCGAAGTTATAGCCCCGTTGGATAAGTTAAAGGGGATGCTAAAGAGTGGAGACAATAGCGGCGGATTTATCGCTAGCACTTCTATTCAGGGCAGGGATTTGGCAATAGTTCTAGAGCGTTATAACAAAGATAGCAAGCGGGGATAATGGCACGGATTTACTACGGCTCTTTTTTGAGCATACAAAATATAACTTACAGAGTTGAGCTATGGGATGGCCCAAGCGGAACCACCCCAGAATTATTGACTGCTGCCTATGCTACCAGAGTAACTGCTGCGGGCGGATACCAAGAGGCTGAGAGTTGTTTAAGTACAAAACTAGAAGCGTTAAGCTCAGCCGTTGAATTAAATTTATCTGGCAACGGATTTGAAATTGACAGGCAAGGCGAGGGATCAACATATTACGAAGATTTTACGCGCCCTTCTAGAATTTCAACCACTTGGGAAATACCGACTAACACGGTTAAAAATGCTTTTATCGAAATAGGAAATAACCAAGAGAACAAATACGCAATAGCTGTTTATCGTGGCGCAGATTTGTTTTATGTGGGCAGAGTTATTGCAGACCAAGCAAACTACTTACGCGAGTCAGTCGACGGGGCTATGATATTCGATTTGGTTGCGGTAGATGCTTTAAACCTAATCGACGGCTTTAATATTGCACCCGCTTGGTTTACCGATGGCGAAGCAATCGCTTTAGACATTATACGCAAGTGTTTGGAATATGCAGGACTCGACGATTACTGGACAAACTTCGGGGCCTCTATTTACCTAAAGGACGGCGTAACAATGTATGACACAGCGCAAGCCAGTAACAAAGGATTAGCGAATACCAAATTAAATATACTTTCTTTTTACAATAGCTTCGACGCTTTTGGCGATATTACTTTTATCGACACCGACGGCACGGGCTACGCAGCTACTACTAATATAGATCTAGCAAATTGTAAACAAGCCATTGAGCAAATACTTGAAATATACGGCTCACGGATGCACCTAGAAAGTGGGGCCTATTGGATAGTTTCGGATGACAACTACAATGCAGCTTCTATAAGCACGCGCAATTATAACACTTCAGGCACTTACCAAAGCACGACAACGCTAACCCATGCCGTAGTACTTGGAGGCTCAGCAACGCGCCCCAAATGGGAAGCAAAGCCAACGCTAACCTATCAGCCACCTGTTAGGTCCGTGGATGTAATTGAAGAGCGACAAAATTCTATTTTAGTAGTTAGAACAGAGCCAGATTTTAGTAGTATTGAGTTATCAATTGACGACGAAATAATAGACGTAGCTAAAGCAATCCGCTGCCGAATGCTTATTAAGTGGATGGATAATTCTTATGTAGCAATTACGAGCGGCTCGGTTAAAAGATACCAGCGTTATGCCTTTGAGTATAGAATTTACTTTAAAAATTCAGGCGGGGCTATAAAACAATATTTTCCTAATATAAATAATTATGTTACGCCGAGCGGACCTACAACCTACGTCAATCAATATATGACAATAGGAACGGCGCGCAACTCTTGGAATAC